CTACCTTTTGCCTGATTACACTCCCAACATGAGGGAACAAGATTTGATGTAAGGTCTTCGCCTCCCAAACAACGAGGGCGAACGTGATCAAGAGTAAGTTCATGTAATTCATAATGATTCCCACAGTAGACACATTGACAATTAAAATGTTCCTTAATGGCACGCCTCCAAAGGCGTTTTGCTTCGGGACTTGTCATCGTTATTAGGTTGTGGAGGTAGTGATCAGGGGACGGCAGCAGGGGTGTCATTTCCTAGACCGATTACGTGCTCGATTTTTTGATGCTTTTTCAAGAATTGTTGAACCATCTTTTTTGTGTGATACATCTTTTCCGTCACCATTACCATAGGTGCCACGTTTGTGATTTTCACGATTAAGTTCAACACGTTTCTTGATTTGTAAAGACTGGCGGTTGTATTTAGCTTGTTGTTTCAAGCGTTTAGCACGAGCTTCGGGGTTCTTTTTGTAGTATTCAGACGTACGACTTGCCATAAAGTCTCCGTTGTACAAGTTCAGGATCTACTTGAGGCATAATACTAGCTAGTTTATCGAGAGGGTTACCTTCATAAGCAACACCACTAATGTCGTTTTTAGATAGCCAATCACAAGCAGCTTTAAGCTCTTGAGCAGTAGCTTCACCTGATTTAATGCGATTGAGGAACTCAGTTGTAACAAGGTTATGAAGCTCGTTAAACATATCCTCTGTTGCTTTTTTCTTAGCCATTTCTTAATACGATTTGGTCTAATTTATTCTCGATGCGGATCATGTGATCCTCCATCTTTTGGAGAGCTACAGAAAGTTCTTGCTTTTGAACGTAATGTTCAGCAACACGTAGCTCTATTTGATCTACACGTTTATCAACTTCACCAATCTTAGTGTGAAGTCTATTATGGACAGACACAATAGCTGTAAAAAGAGCTATGCCTGCTGCTACACCTGCTTCAATCATGTTGCTCCATCAACCGAATTAGTTTCTGTGCATAGACTGGATCTGTGGCATAACCTTCCTTCTTGAGGAGGTATGCACAGTCTTCACGAGAGGTGGCTCGGTTGACGCCTTTATAACCTTTGTAATCCTTGTACCACTGTGTGACGAGATGTTCTACACAGTCGTATGGGGTAGCAAAGTCTTTGAAGGAAGCTTTAATGGTTACAGGACCATTGCCGTAATCTTCCCAAGTGGTCTTAACGGTGCCAGTACCTTTGATACCAAAGAAGTTATTCTTACCGCTAAGGGCAGTACCAAAAGCTGATTCAAGTGCCCATTGTGCAGCGACTACTTCTGGGAACTTAGCACCACAAGCACGTGCTGCAGCTTCAATACCTTCCCAGGTATTATTGAATTGTTGGGGTTCCGAAGGAGTAGGTGTACGCCAAAGCTTTACCCACTCTGCACCATCAGAAAGACCATAACCACCCAAGAGATGTTCAAGGGCAGTTATGGCTTGCTTTTGATGAGGTAACCCCTTGTAGTTTTTGATAACGTCAAGGAGTTTGATAGACATTTCTTTAAAGGAATACTCGTGCAGGAGTTTCAGGTGTTACCATATACTGCTCCCACCCATCCGGCAGTTCGCCTTGGTAGTTGATGTGCCAGCCGTCTAGCACAGTAGGTGGGGTGATTTCGTTGCCTTCTTCATCCCATTCACCGCCACGGGTGATGGTGCCGACCACATCAATGACATGGTCTTTGGTGTAGGCAGCGAGCTGCTCAGTGTCGTTACCGTCTTCATCGGTGACGGTGACAAGGAACCCAGCATCACGAGCTGCGTCTAGCCAGGTGGCTTCATCGGGGAAGCGGAAGAATGGTCCGATGGGTGGGGGTGTGAGGATTTCGTCAGTCATGGGTTATAAATCCAGTTGGTGAGAAAAAGGGCGAATACAGCGCAGACTACAAAGGTTGTGATCATTGCGTTATACCTTGGAGGGTTTCGTTGGGGAGGCGGGTTGGCCAGTAGGTGAGGCGGCGGATGGTGCCTGTCATGGTGTTATTGCCCAATACCTCTCCTGTGCCAACTCCAAGTTGAGTTACTGCCGATGGAACTGTTCCTGTAGATTGCGTTACAGCAGTCAAACCATTAACGCTTCCAGCAAAATCATTGGCTTTATAGACTGCAGCTACTTTGTTGGATGTGCCAGCAGCAAGGGCAGTTGCAAATACAAGCCCGGAAAACTGAACTGTTGTATCGGTAACTGACATATTGATGTTGCCACTAGATCCAGAGCCACGGGATAAGATTATTCGGCTGGCAGTTGTGTTATCAGAAATAGCAGCTATACGAGTGTTGTTGGCGGCAGCGGAATTGGAGTCCACAAACACCGTCCCCGCATCCTGCCGATACCAGGAAGAGAAGTTGCTTCCACTAATGCTTGCCACGTCAGCAGCACGGGTGACGGTGGTGCCTTCGGTGGGGATGTAGCTGGTGGGGAAGGAGCCTTCTTCTATTTGGGCTCCCCAAAGGTAGAGACCTTTTACGCCATCTCCTTCGTAAGTTTCATCACCATTTTCATTCAACACCCTTATTTGATGCTGAGGCGTAGAGGCTGCGGTTCCTTCAGACGAAACAATACATCTATACCAGCCGTTTTCTACTGGCTCTATACTAGCCGTTGTATTTGTACCAAAGCCAGTGATTTGAACAGTACCTGCCGTAAGGTCGTACCTTGCTTTTACGGTTGAGCCGTAACCACCAGTGCCTAATAGAATTATTATTTGGTTATATTCAGCAGCTTTTGCGTACACTGACGCAGTGTTAGTCACACCAGCAGTAGTAGCTACGCTAACGTGTCTTACATGAGGGGCATTGTTTGTATTGGGTACAGCTTTATCAGCCGTAAGCGTCCCATCGGGAGCTGTCTGTACATCTGTGTCGATAGCACAGTTGCTATCAGCCCACTGACTAAAGTCTTCACTGTATTCAACAAGGTTCGTCCTACTTTCCTCCACCAACAACCCCAAGCTCTCACCTGTCGTTGGGTCGTGATCAAACCGTGGAGTACTGTTGATCGTGCTGGTGGTTTTGACGTATTCACCCACAGTAGTGGATTGTTCTAGTTGGGCGCCCCAGAGGTAGATGCCGGATGTGCCGTCGCCGGTATAGGTAGAACTGGAAGCGGTTGTGCTAGTCGCTAATTGTAAAAATAGAGACGTTGTTGTTCCTGATGATACTCCAGTTACACTACAGCGATACCAACCATTGCCGACTGACTGGATGGCAGCAGTGCCGCTCGATATTTCCCCAACGGTGCCAGTGCCAAGATCAAAAACAGCTCGTGCATCTGTTAATGCATTTGCATTGATTTCAAGATTGCGAGTGCCATTGGCGCGTTTTGCATAGACAGAAACAGTGCAAGAAACGGCAGAAACTGTAAGCCCTGATTGAATTACACGATGAACAGAAGAGGTGGCCGTGTCTTCGGTAATAAGATCAGCAGAATCAACTCCATTGGGCGCTGTTGTGGCGTCGGCAGTTGAACCGCTGCCAAATGCGAGGATTCCTGCTCTTGACCAAGAATTATCAAACTCCTCACTCCTCAGCAACAAATTCGTCACCGCCGTCTTGATCAGCCCATCGCTGCCCACATACGTGCCAGAACTGGCGCGGGTGTGATCAACAAGTGTCTTACCAGTTGTAGTATCAACTAGGGATTTAGTATCAGAAAAGGGGAGGTCTAAGGAGGGACGGTTACCAGCCAGATCCCAGAGTTGGTTCCCAAGACCCCGATATTGATTAACTGCCCCCGTCTTGGTTCCACTCAACCTCATCAGACCAGCTCCGTTACTTCAAGTGTCCCGTTAGTGGTGGCGTTACGAATAACTGCGATGTTTGCATTCAGAGGTACAGCAACATCAAGACGCTCACCATTAGCAATGAAATGACTGTTAGCAGTTGCGGTTTGTGCAGTAGCACCAATGCTATAACGAATATCAGCACCAACAGCTCGCATAGAAATACGGCCAATGGTTGCAGTAAGTGCAGTGTTAACATATGCAGAACCTGCACTAAGTTGACGTGCTACTCCAGGAATACCAAGGGGTTCTACCTGTTCAGCAGAGTAAGCACCAGATTTAATTGTGTAAGTAGTAGCAGGCATTAGCTTTTAAAGGTATCTTTAATGGATTGGATCTTGTCGTCTTCAGTGCGGTGAGGTTTAATTGCCTCAATACCACGAAGGATGACTTGTACGATGCTATTCTCTTTCAGTTTGCTGCTACCGATGATTTCGGAGCCGATAAAAAGAGCGAAAAAGATGAGTGCCTCATAGGACACTTTGATGCCAAGGATAGTGATCATGATAGGTATTAGGTAGTAGGTTCAGTTGGCCAAGTCACATTATGTGGGAAGCCAGGTTGAGAAGGCACGTCGCGGAGTGCTTGACGGTAAGTAACCCAAGGTGTTGCATCTAGAGGTGCGTCAACAAGCTGGGTCCAGTCGGTTTCACCAAGACGCTTATTGCGGTCTTCACGTACACGCTTAGCTGCTTCATCGTCGATACGTTGACGGTATTGAGTTTCTTGCTCAGCAGCGGTTACGGTGACACCTTCTTCATCAACGTAGTCAGAGAAGGTAGGACCAACCACATATTTAGTGAACCACTGTCCATTTACCTCTTCGATACCAGCACGTTGACTGGTTTCGTAGGGAGCGGTGGTAGTAGCTTGAGCCCCCTCAAGGATCGGGTCATAGCCGTAGCTACTGAGGATCTCAGCAGTGAGAACCCTTGGGAAGGAAGTATTGGGATGCTCAGCACGGAACTGAGAATCCGTTGTGATAGCACCTGTGGTGCGGTTTCTAAGTTCCATGTTTATGCAATAGCGAGATAGATGTAGGTGCCACCATTTGCATTGATGGCGGCTGGAGCGGTAGAGCTGATCTGGAAGCCAGAACTCAGTGGGTCGATGTAGTCAGCGCTGCTTCCTCCTGAGTCGGAGTTAAGCAAGAGGTAGGGATCGTTACCAGCAACAATACCTCTGGCGGTGTCCCAGACATACCAGTCGCCAGTGCTGTCGGTGCGCTTGATCATCACGAACCGTGCGCCGGATGTAAAGCCGCAGCCGATGTCAAGCGTGGTGCCAGTGCCGGTGTAGCTGCCGACTTTGGAGACGCCGGGGCAGGAGGCGAAGAGGTAGGCTACAAAAGTTCTAGAAACAGCACCAGTAGCTGCCGAAGGACCAACATAAAAATTGGTGGCATCTTGGTTAGTAGAACTCCAAAATGTTGTTGAAGGGCCAGCTTGTGCGTTTGAAAAGTTCAAATGCAAGTAGTCAGCGGTCGATTGATTAGGCTTAACGAGCCAATCCGTACTTGAGTTACTTCGACATTTAACAATTATAAGTTGAGGAGTAACTCCAAGATTATGTGGAATAGTTTGTGTAGCTACACCTGTCCCCGTATACGCCACCACGTCGAAGAAGCCGGGGGCGCGGCGGAAGGCGTGGCTGATACCACTGGTACCTCCAATCGCGCCATTGCCAATCTTGTAAGATACGTTGTCAAAGGCAAACGCGATATCACTGCCTAAAGACTCTGCGTCTGTATTATTGAACTGCAATCGTGGTTGATTATTTGCCGATGTCGCGGCATACCCTCTAAGCCTATCAACAACGCGCCAGTTCGTTACACCAGTGGATTTCTGATATAAGAAGTCTACAGGAAACCCAGTTGTAACCAATGTTCCATCAGTAGGCGTCCCTGAATACACACTAAACACCTCTGCCGAATTGGTCGGCTTCTTCATCAGACCACGGCGGATGGCGATGTAGATGTAGGTGCCACTGCTGGCGTTGTAGCCGGTATCTGTGGTGTTGAGCTGGAAGCCGGTTGATAGTGGAGTGACGAAGATGCCGCTGCTTTCTGCTGCGGTCAGGTTGGGATTCAACTCAGCATCATCGCCACCGCCACCGACACAGAAGCCGCGCATGTTGTCGATCAGGTTCCAGTCGCCTGTGGAGTCAGTGCGCTTGATCATTAACCACTGAGGCTCCCAACCCAAATCAACAACTGGACCGCTAGTGCTGCCAGTCGCCGAATAACTCCCACACTTAATCACACTCTGATCACCAGCATCTCCAAAGATCTGCTCGTCGTGCGCGAAGAGGTAGGCGACAAAAGTTACCCCGTTCGCCGTTAACGCTGTATAGCTGCTGTTAACACTAACGGTAAAAGAAGTGGATGTAGGGGTGGATGAAAATAAGTAAAGCCCCTGCTGAGCACTTGTTGAGTTAAGGAGCAACCCGCTTTCATATTGCTGCACGCCTGCTGCAGATGTATTGCGATGCCATACGAACCATTCGCTTGTTGTTGATGTTGCCTTGATAATTATGCAGCCAGGTGCGCTTCCAAGGTTGTGATTTATGGTTTGAGATGCGGATCCATTGCCCGTCCACGTCACCACATCAAAGAACCCCGGCGCCTTGCGGAAGGTCCAGGAGGCGTGGGCCGCATTTAAATAGTTAATTGAAGTATCATCACCTATAAGAAAGCCATCAGAATTAAATGCCGTCAGAGAATCGGCATCTGCAACCTCAGCATCTGTGTCATTTGTATACAGCTTTCTCGTGACACCACGCTCTGTGTCAAAGAGGTAATGTGTAGATCCATTGGTCCTGCTTTTCAGCCAGACCATTCCCCCTTCACCCGCCAGATCAATCCCATTGGTGATCGTCTGCGTGCTGCCGATGCCGGTGCCGGTGTAGAGCCAGGTGCTGAAGACATCTTCGATGCCAAGGGCAGCGCCTGCATTACCTGCAGCAGCAGTTGTAAGTGCTTTACCCAGCATCAGACGTAGCTCCCGACGTAAGCGCCATACAGGGTGGTAGACACCTTCCAGATCACCAGTGTGTCCTTTGCGGTCAGTGTTGGTGCCGCGTTACCAGCGCTCGTCACCCATGTGATCGTGGGCCAGGTGACGGTATAGGTTGCTCCACCTTCCAGCATCAGAACGATGGTCTGACCGGCTTCCAGCGAGTCGGTAAACGTCGGCGCACCAGTCAACACGCTGCTTTGAATTGAGCCGTTGGCCGGGTCCAAAGCGATGCTGCCGGTGGTGCCGAGCGTGTAGACAGTCTCCTTCAGC